CTAATTCTAACGGAAGTAACGCAACTCCGCTAATAAAAAGATCAGTTGGAAGTTTAGTTATCACTTTTACAGGAAATATACCTAACGACGACTACAGAGTTTTACTAATAGATGTAACATAATCTAACAAATGGCGATAAACTTTCTATTTGATGTATCAGTAAATAGCGGTATTGACTTACAAAATACCAGCATAACTAGTTTAGCTACGCCTGTAAACAGCACTGACGCTGCAACTAAAGCATATGTGGATAACTTAGTTACCGCATCGGATTTAGATTTTTCTGGAACAAGTGGAACAGGTGCTGTTGATTTAGATAGTCAAATATTTGCTGTAACAGGTGGCACGTTTATATCTACAACTGCTTCAGGTCAATCTTTATCTATAGACCTAAACGCAACTGGATCGCCATCAGCAACTACATTTTTAAGAGGTGATAACACTTGGTCTACTCCGCCGGATAACAATACAACATATACTTTTGCAGCTGTATCAGGTACACCTAATATAATTAGATTAACTGGTACAAACCCATCTAGTACTAATGATATAGGTTTAGTTGCTACTGGTAACGTAGCTATAACTTTTAATAGTGCAACATCATTAGGTTTTGATTTAGCTTCTAGTATAAGTGTAGCAAATACAATTACAGCTGGAACAGGGTTGACAGTTACTACGGGTGGTGTAGATATAACTGGAGCTGGTACATTTAATACTGGCATAAGTGTTACAGGTGATAGCTCTATTAATGGTGAGCTTGATATGTCTTCTAACAAGATAATCAATGTAACAGATCCTACAAATGCTCAAGATGCTGCAACTAAAAACTATGTAGATATAACTTCTACGTCAGGAGCTGTAAACTTTCAAGGTGGTTATAATGCAGCAACAAATACACCTGACTTAGATTCAAACCCAAGTTCAGCTATTAAAAAAGGTTGGATGTACACGGTAACAGCTGATGGTACATTTTTTACAGAGCAAGTTAGAACAGGTGATTCATTAATAGCTCAAATAGATTCACCTACAACTTTAGCTAACTGGACAACAATACAAAACAATATAGATCTTGCAGATGCTAGTACAGTAGGCATTGGTAATGTTGCGGGCACAACAAACGATATAAACGTTAGCTATTCAGCTGGCACAGCCACAGTCAGTCAAGCTCCTATTACGATTTCTCAAACAACAAGTAATATTTCACCTGGCTTTGGTAGCGGCTTTACGGCTATAGATAGTGTAGGAGCTAACTCAACAGGCCACGTTACAAGTTTAAATTTAAAAACAATTAACTTACCTACACCAACATTTACTAGTGTTGGTATAACTGAAACTGGTAACGCGCTAACAATAACTAACTCGCCAATTACAACAAGCGGTAATATTAACATAGCTGGAGCTGGAACAGCGTCTCAGGTAATACTGGGTGATTTAAATTTAGGAACATACACAACTGGTACGGTTGAATCTGTTGGAACATCAAATTCAACATTTATATCTGGATCAGGTGGACCAATCACAAGCTCAGGATCTTTAACGTACAGCTTAAGTGCTACTGGAACTCCAAGCGCATCAACATATCTTAGAGGCGACAACACGTGGGCATCGCTGCCAGCTGACAATAACAATTATGTTACATCAGCATCTTTTGATACAAGCACAGGTGTTTTAACTTTAAGTAGACAAGGTCTTACAGCTGTTACAGTAGGTCTAGATGGTAGATATTTAACTGGCAACCAAAACATAACATTAACAGGTGATGTAACTGGCGGACCTAGCGCCACAAGCATAGCTACTACAATATCTTCAAATGTAGTAGGTGCAAATGAATTGAATGTATCTAGCAATGGTACAAGCGGTCAAGTATTAACGTCAGATGGACTTGGTGGTTTTACTTGGACTACACCTTTTCAAGGTGACATAACAGGCGTTACCGCTGGTAATGGTTTAACAGGTGGTGGTACAGCTGGAACTGTAAGTTTAGCTGTTGGAGCCGGAACTGGTATACAGGTTAACGCGGCTGATGTTGCTTTAGCAACGGCTGGCGCAGGTGCAGGTACATACGGATCTACATCTGATTCTACTAAAATAGACACAATTACATTAGATGCTTATGGTAGAGTTACCGCTGTTGCTACTGGAGATACTGGATCTGGTAGCGTAACTGGATCTGGAACCGCAAATTATATACCAAAATGGTCTTCATCAAGTGAATTAACTAACTCTATTATATACGATAATGGTACTAGAGTCGGAATCGGAACAACTTCACCTGATACAGGTACGAATTTACACGTTCTTACAGGTACAGGTTCTGGCCAAATAAAACTATCGTCTCAAGCGAACACTCAATTTCAATTCTACGGAGATGGAAATCAAGATATAAATTACGGACGACCTGCTAATTTTCCAGATCCAGGAGGTGATGTAATTGGTCAAATTAGATACAGTCATGGCAGCAATTATATGGCATTTAAGGCCAATAATGCTGAACGCATGCGCATCGTCTCAAGCGGGAACGTAGGGATAGGTACGTCGAGCCCTGGCGCTAAGCTCCATGTCAGCAGCGGGGCCATAAGAATAGATGACTCACAACAGTTACAGTTTGGGACTGGAAGCGTTAATATAAGAAACGACTCGTCCGGCAGAATGTATTTAAGAGCGCCTTTAGCTCATTATTTTGAAGGCAATGGCTCGTATAATATGGTACTCGATGGAAACAGCGGTAATTTAGGGATTGGAACGATTTCGCCTGCAAATAAATTAGATGTTGTAGGTGATATTGGCATTGACGAAAGTATAATACATAATGGTGACACTGATACTAAAATTGGTTTTGTAGCAAATGACAACTTTGCTATAACAACTGGAGGTGTAGAAAGAGTAAGAGTAACATCGGGAGGTAATGTAGGTATTGGAACAAACAACCCGGCGAACAAGTTGCATGTAGAAGGCACCGCGCTAATTAGAAACGGTAATTTACAAATAGACGCAAATCCTTCTACTTACCCAACTACTAGAATATATTTTACAAAAAATAATAGCACTTCTCCTGCCATGGGTGAAATTACCATGAGTGACAACCCTGGCTTTCAAGGAATGGTGCTTACAGCTAGATTATCAAGTAGCCCATATACAACGTCGCTTATACAAATACCAACATCTGTCAGTAAAGATTTTAAAATTAATCTTTTATCTAATGATGTATTAACTATAGGTAGCTCAACAAAAGCTTTTAAATTTAATGGCTATACTTCAACTTCAGTAGAAACAACAGGAAGTTTAAATCCTAATCAAAACTATCAAGCCCCAACACAAGATACTTTGGCTGATCTAACCGTTGACCCAAGTGGTAATGTAGTAAGAGGCATGCAAGAAGGCACTTGGACTTTTACTGCAGCTGAAATAAACAACCCCCTGGGATATACTTTAATTGCAGCTCCAGGCACAAACAAATCAGTTGTAGTTTATGAATCTTCTTGGATGATAAAGTATAATGCTACGGGTGCTGTAAACGGTAACCAAAGATATGAAATACGGCAAGCTAACAACGTAGGGCAAGGAACTGTAAGTATTTTTCCTGCTCTTAAAATTAACGAAATACTTTCTAATAGTCAAACGATGCCTGGAGGTGGTGCTTCGGCTTATGGTTTTTATTCAAGAGACGTGCCTGCAGATGCAGGTGGTAGAACTTTTAAAACAGACACAGCTACTACGCTGCATAGAGCTACAACAGACGCTTTACCATCTGGAGTGCAAACCGTATCAATAAAGCTAAGATATAGAATATACGACGCAACAACATTTTAAATCTGCTATATGTGAGATAAAAGATACACCTTGGTAAAAATCACTAAAAATAAGTGATATATAAAGTATACCCTGCTCGGGAAAGAGCAACCAAATAAACTAATATAAAACCAAAACCAATGACACTATATTACAAGACTCATACGTGGAGTAGTCAACCGCAAATATCCGAAAACCAAATAAACTTTTGGAAGCATATCGCTGATAAAACAAATTGGCGAATAGTACAACTACCAAATGGATATTTTCAAACTGAATACAAAGATCAAGAAGATGCTTGGCAAGATGTTACTCGTAGAGAAACTATGGACGGCGCAGAAGCAGCTATAGATGGTAGCATAGAGCATTATACTAAAAAGCTTGAATTTGTGAAAGGTCCTAAGGTAGTTAAAACTTTTGAATAAAAATAAATTGGGGCGCCTTAGCGCTCGTGTACTGAGAAGGTGTCCAGGAACGGGTGGCACTGACGGGTTCCCCATTGAATACGCTACTCGCGAAGAGTAAATTAAATTAAATTAAATTAAATTATGTCAGATAAGATTGTTAAAAACCTTAACTTTGGTGAGCAAGCTAAAGATAAGGTATTTAAAGGTATAGAAAATCTCACTAAAGCTGTTAGCTCCACATTAGGAGCTAGCGGCAAGTGTGTTATACTAGAAGACGGTGTGGGCCAACCCGTTATAACAAAAGATGGTGTTACGGTGGCTGATAGTATTATACTGTTAGATCCTGTAGAAAACATGGGTGCGACGCTTTTAAAACAAGCGGCTAGGCAAACTGTGCAAGAAGCTGGCGATGGAACGACAACAGCTACAGTGCTAGCACACGCACTCTTAAAAAACTCTTACAAAAAAAATGTTAATACTAGAGAACTTAAAGAAGGTATTAACTCTGGTGTTAATAAAGTTATAAGTTATTTAGAAAAAAATAGCACACCTGTGGTAGGTGAAATGATTGATCAAGTAGCTACAATATCAGCTAACAACGACAAACAAATAGGTAACATTATTGCAGATGCTTTTAGAGCTGTTGATAATACAGGTGTTGTTATGATGGAAATAAACGATCAACCAGAAACTTTTTGTGAAGTAGTTGATGGCGTTCAATATTATAAAGGTTTTAAAAATGATTCTTTTATAACTGATAAACTAAAAGGCACAGCTGAATTAGAAAGCCCCTTAGTGTTAATTGTAGAATCTTTAATACCAAACATACGTAAGATACAAAACGTATTGGAATATGTTATTAAAAATAATAGATCGTTACTTATAATTGGTGACGCTGAACAGCAAGTTTTAAACGCCTTAGCTATGAACAAGCTAAAAGGTAATATAAAAGTAAATATAATAGACGCGCCTATATATGGCGTAAGTAAAAAAGAAGTTCTTCAAGACTTATCAATGCTTACAGGTGCTACTGTTATAAATGAAGATTTAGGTGACGATATGGATTTAATACAGCCAGAACATTTAGGTGAGTGTGTTAAATCTGTTTCAAACCAAACAGAAACAATTTTACAAGTAGATAAATCTTCTAGCGAGTTAGATGATTTAATAGAGGATATAAAAGATAAAATTACGAATGCCTCATCAGCTGCTACTAAAAATAAATACGAAAAAAGATTAGCAATGCTATCAGCTAAAGTAGCAATTGTAAAGGTAGGTGCTAACTCTGAAGTAGAATTAAAAGAAAAGAAAGATAGGGTTGAAGATGCTATCTGTGCTACAAAAGCTGCAATAAAAGATGGTATAGTACCTGGCGGTGGTATAGCTCTTTTAAACGCATCTAGTTTTATAAAACCAAAGTCAAAAGGCGAAGAGGTTTTGCTAGAAGCAATTAAAGCTCCATTTAAAACTATACTAGATAATGCTGGTATAGTTGAGTACGAGCTACCTAAAGTTAAAGGCAGAGGATTAAATGTGGTTACAGGAAATATGGTAAATATGATTAAGTCTGGTATTATAGATCCTCTGCTTGTAACTAAAAGCGCTTTGCTAAACGCAGCATCTGTAGCTACAACAATATTGTCAACTGATTGTGTAATTAATAATCTTAGAATTAATGAAGGCAGTGGGCAATAACATAATCGTAAAACCTAAACCAGTATCTAACAAAAAAACAGAAGGTGGTTTAGTACTGTCAGTAAAAGACAGAGAAGATATAAGATATACAGAAGCTAACGTAGTTTCTGTTAGTGATCAAATAGAAGTTATAAAGCAAGATGATTCTATATATTATGACAGACATAGTGGTCACAAAATAGAAATTAACAACGAACAATATACAGTTATAAAACTACAAGATGTTGTTGTGTTGTTATGAGAATAGAGGCTAGTGACATTAAGCGGTTAAATATATTAAAGCACTATCGTATTATACGTAAATGGGCATGTCGTAATAATAATTTAAACGACGCTGACTTAGAGCTTTTAATATACTTAGACTGCATAGATCTTTTTACTAAAAAGGATTTTGAAGATGGCAGTTATTCTTACAGCTGGGATAATAGAAGGTGGAATAGACTTTTAAAAAAAGGCTGGATAGTTGTGTGGAGAGAAAGAAACAGAACAACACAAAAGTACAACATATACAAAGTTTCTTTTAAATGCAAACAACTTATACAAAGAGTGTATAGAATAATGCTAGGAGAAGAGGATATACCTACTAGTGAACGAAGAAATAAGATAATGAAAGGTAAAACATACATGGACAAAGTTCTTATTACTTCTATAAATAACGTAAACAAAGATAAACAAAGATAGTTATGTATAAAAAAGATGGACTACCATTTGTTAATAACACTGGCCAGGTAGGTATGAATGCTGTATTTAACGGGCCTAGACAAATGGACATAAACGCTATGCAAGATCCTTATTCTGGCGCAATGACTAAAATGGATCCTACTGCATTAGGTGTAGCTGATCAAGTATTTGGAACACAGCAACAGCGCCAGCATGTAATGAATATGCAGCCTGGTTTAGCTAAGCTAGAAAAACACGCATTAAATAAAATGCTACCTGAAGATCCAAAAGAAGGTATAAATAAATTACCTACTCATGTTCAGAAAAAAATGGGTTACACTGAAACACATGAAGGTGATCCTCTAAAAAAAAACATGACGCCAAATTTTAATAGGCAATATGCATCGGTAGATCCAGCTACAGATCCAGGTCAGTTTGCTGATTACAGCGGTTTTAGAAGCGGGATATTTGGTATGGTAGACGATGATACTCCAAGCGCTACATCAGACGAAATAGACGTAAAATTACAACAAGATAAAGAAAATTTTGATCAAAGAGATTCTCTTGAAAAAATAGCATCACAAGCTAATAAAAAACTACAAAAAATATAATTATGGCAAAGCAACCACTAAAACACGGAGCTGTAGGTGAAAACGCAGTATGGGACGGACCATTAGATTTAACTGGTTTTCCAAAAGGAAAAGGTAGTAGTTCAGGTATTACAGGTATGGAAGTATCTAAAGACATGCCTGTATACAAAGCTGGACCTATAACAATGAAAGCTGAAGGAAAGTAAAATGTCTAGTAAGGTAAACAAAAAAACCTTAAAATGTAACAAACCTAGAAAAACACCAGGTCATAAGACTAAATCGCACATTGTAAAAGCTTGTGAAGGTGGTAAAGAAAAAATAATTAGGTTTGGTCAACAAGGTGTAAGCACTGCCGGTAAAAAGCAAGATAAAAAATCAAAAGCAAGACGTGCTAGCTTTAAAGCTCGTCACGCTAAAAATATTAAAAAAGGTAAAATGTCTGCTGCTTATTGGGCTGACAAAGTAAAATGGTAATTATGGAAAAAGGACACTTCGGCCAATACACTGGCAATGCAAGACATTCTCACACACCTGTAACTAAAGAAAATTATAAAGCTTCTGAAAGAGATGACGCTGCTCATATTGATTATTTAAAAAGAGATATTAAATATGACGCTAAGCATGGTGGTAGTGATAAACAAATGACTGACGACGAAAAGCATATTTCTAAACTAGCTGGTGATATGAAGTATGATAAAAAACATCACAAATAAAATGAAATCAAGAGGTCTAGGTGACACAATAGAAAAATTTACAACAGCAACTGGAGTTAAAACAATTGTAGATAAAGTTTCTGATGGCTTAAACATACCATGCGGATGTGGCGCTAGAAGAGATAGACTGAACGAAATGTTTCCTTATAATAATAGATAATGGCTTTTAAACTTAATAATCCACCTTATCCTGTAGATAACACACCTCTATATCATGTAGATTTAGAAGATGGAGTATTAGGTAAAGCTTTAAATAACGGTAGTATACTTATGAGTAAGGATGTTAAAGATCCTATACAATACAAAGAGGTGTTAGCTCATGAGTTAGGCCATATGCAACAAATTAAAAGCGGTGCATTAAACTACGATGATAACAACGTGTATTATAAAGGCAAAACGTATTCAAGAAAAAATATGAAAGAGGGTAGCGATAAACTACCATGGGAAAATTATGCAAATAGATTTGCAGAAAAAATAACTTAAAAATTAAAATTATGCCAAGCACTAATCCAAACACAGAATCTAAAAAAGGAAACGTAGGACCTTTGTCTAAAAAAGGAACCTTTATGTCTAAACATTGTTTGTCTAAATATGGAGAAGCAAAGACAGGGCCTATAAACATGGGGCATCCAATGAAAAAAACAGAACCAGTTAGCACGCAAAGAGCTAACCTACTAGGACAAATGCCTATTATCAAAAGAGAAAAAGACGCAATGAACATGAATCACCCTATGACTAAAAAAGGGCACAGTTATAAATAATAAGATATGGCATTTAAGTTAAGAAATCAAAACGTAAAAAGAGTAGTAGGCGGCAAACACCCGTTTGCTCACTCAGACGCAACAGCACACGATCACCCACACGGAGGTGTTAGTGATATACCTACTATATCTCAACGTCAAACAACTATAAATCAAACACCACCATCTAGTGATGAGTTAGTTTATGATGTAGTTACTCCTAACTTAATGCAAGTTGATACATCTGAGGAAGGTGTAAGTGCTTATAACGCGTTAACCCCAGAACAACGAGCTGAACAAGATAGAAGATTTATTGAAATAAACGACAGGCGAGCTGCAGAAGCCGAAGCACAAACTGAACAAAATAGACTTGCAGCTATTAGCGAACAAAGGCAAAGTGGTGGTAGTGAAACTACTATTGACACAAATGAAGCTGCTATTAGCGATACTAGCATTAGCCAACAAAGAGCAAATCAAGCGGATTTTCAATTTAATGAAGACCAAATAAGACAAGGTGTTAAAGATTTAGTTGCTATCGATGCTATTAAAATGGGTAATCAATTTAGAAATGATTATTTAAATGAAATACCGTTTGCAAATCAACAATCTTATGAAAGTACAAATGAAGCTTTAAATAGACAACAGGCAGGAGTTTATGCTACTTTAGTAGGTAGTGGAGCTTACACACCTCAAGAAGCGATCACATTTATAAACAGAGAATTTGGTACAAGTCACTACAAACATAAAATACATAATATTAAAGATGTTTTTAAAAGTATGAACCAAGGCAATCGTTTTGGTAAAGGTGATAATGTAGTGACAATGGAAAATCTTACTACTAACATAAGAAATATATATAAAGACAAAAAGTTTGATTTGACAAAGAAAAAGAAAAAAGTAGGAGAAGAAACAATTGTTCCAATATATTCAGGCATGAACGTTAGCGAGTACGCTCAACTCGTAAGAGACAACTATGCTAAAAATAGACAATGAAAAAACTTTTAAGCCTTTTAACTGGCGGTTTAATTAAAGACGTAGGTAATGTAATAGATAAACTTACAACTACAGATGAAGAAAGATTAGCCGCTAAACAAAAGATACAAGAGTTGTTAGAAAAAGCTGATCAGGATGCGCAGACTCAAATTACTGAGCGCTGGAAACTTGATATGCAATCTGATTCGTTTTTATCAAAAAACATTAGGCCGCTAGTATTAATATATCTTACTGTTATATTTACGGCACTAGCGTTTTTCGATGGTAACATTGGTGGCTTTCAAGTTGACGAAGCTTACATACCTATATTTCAATCACTATTAATAACAGTGTATGGCGCTTATTTTGTGGGTCGTACGTGGGAAAAGAGTAAAAAATCAAGTGACAATAAGTAATATATTAATTAATTAAATTAAATCAAATGAGTAAAGTAAAACAAATGGAAGGTAAATCTAATAAAATTTCACAAGAACACTTAGATAAAATTCAAAATCAACAAAATAAAATTACACAATTGCTAAGGCAAATTGGTTTTATTGAAAACGAAAAACACCAACTGCTTCATGAGTACGCGGGAGTGTTAAAAGAAGTGGAAGAATTTAAACCTGAGTTAGAAAAAGAATATGGTGCTGTAAATATCGATATTGGCACAGGTGAATACACTGCTATTGAGCAAGAGGAAAAACAAGATTAATGTCTAGCGTTATAAGAAAAATCAGTATAGGTTCTGACTATAAGAACGATGCTATGCATTATTCTGTTGGTCAAGAGGTTTATGGCGGTCACGTTATATCTTATATTATTTTTGAAGAGTCTGATAATTCTTATAACATACATATTAAAAAGAACAATGAGGTATTGCCATGGAAAAAATTTAATTCTAACATGGCTATATCTGTTGAGTATGACTTAGAATATTAATGAAAAGTATTTTTCAATTCATTGTTAAACCTATAGGTAAAAGATATAACAATGAAATAAATATTGATGACAAAATATTAATAGTAAACGCTGGTATTGAAGATCACAACTTTGTTAATAGATTAGCAGAAGTTGTTGAAGTCCCGGCTGCTTACAAAACACCTATTAAAAAAGGTGATAAAGTTATAGTTCACTTTAATTTATTTAGACGTTGGTATGATATACGTGGCAAAGAAAAAAATAGCTCTAAGTATTTTAAAGATAATATGTATTTTGCAACCAATGATCAAATATACATGTACCACAAAAACAACAAGTGGCATGCTAATGGTGATTATTGTTTTGTAAAACCTGTTTTAGAAAAACAAAATATAAGAGGTGATAAACTTAAAACCTTACGTGGTATACTAAAATATGGTAATAGTTCATTAGAAGCTATCCAGATTAACCCAGAGGACTACGTAGGGTTTAAACCTTTAAGTGAGTTTGAGTTTGTTATAGATAAACAACTCTTGTATTGTATGAAATCAAATGATATAGTTATTAAGTATGAGCGTCAAGGACACGAAACAGAATATAATCCGAGCTGGACAGAAAGCAGTTGACGAGCTTATTAAGGTTGCTGAAGAAAAAATTATTACTAACACTGAAGATGATGTGTCAGCTGATCGTTTAAAAAATGCTGCAGCAACTAAAAAGCTAGCTATATTTGATGCGTTTGAAATATTAAACAGGATAGAAGAAGAAAGATCTATGTTAGACTCTAACAAAAAAGAATCAAAAGCTCAGTCGTTTAAGGGCTTTGCTGAAGGTAGATCAAAATGAGTTATCAACAAACGCTTGTAAATACATTAACCGATCACATAAAACCTAATGTAATAAAGAAAAACAATAGGTATAAAAAATGGGATTATGGCTACAACAAAGAACATGATGTAGTGGTTATAAGTAAAACCGGTAAAATAGGTGAAGTTATAGAAATACAAAATCTTAAAATAGCTTTACCTGATGTAGAAAATAGTTATAAAAGATCTAATAAAAAAGAAGATCAGTTTTGGCAAAGACTTGATTATCCCAAAGAGTTAGATAGAATAAAAAGTGTTTTTGAATTTAATCAAAAGCCAGAATATTTTAAAGAGCAATGGTATGATTTTATCGACCAAGAGTTTGAAAGACGTGATAAAGGTTTTTGGTTTTACAACAAAGGTAATCCTACTTATATTACTGGTTCTCATTACATGTACCTGCAGTGGAGTAAAATTGACGTTGGAGCCGCAGATTATAGAGAATCAAATAGGCTTTTCTTTATCTTCTGGGAAGCGTGTAAAGCAGACCAGCGATGTTATGGTATGTGCTACCTCAAAAACAGACGGTCTGGTTTTTCCTTTATGGCATCAGGAGAGCTTGTTAATCAAGCGACTATATCTTCCGACTCACGTTTTGGAATATTATCAAAGTCAGGTGCAGACGCCAAAAAAATGTTTACCGACAAAGTTGTTCCCATATCAGTTAACTACCCGTTCTTTTTCAAACCCATACAAGACGGTATGGATAGACCGAAAACAGAACTTGCATATAGAGTACCAGCATCAAAGCTTACAAGAAGAAAACTTGATCAAGGCATTGAAACAGAAGAAATCGAAGGGCTTGATACAACGATTGACTGGAAAAACACAGGTGACAACTCATATGACGGTGAAAAACTTAAGCTCCTTGCCCATGATGAATCAGGTAAGTGGGAGCGTCCAGATAACATTTTAAATAACTGGCGTGTAACAAAAACAACACTTAGACTAGGATCTAGAATCGTAGGCAAGTGTATGATGGGTTCAACATCAAACTCACTAGATAAAGGTGGCGAAAACTTTAAAAAACTTTATTATGAATCAGATGTTACCAAAAGAAACCGCAATGGACAGACTAGCTCAGGACTATATAGTTTGTTCATACCTATGGAATGGAACTACGAAGGATACATTGATACTTATGGATTACCTGTTTTCGAAACACCGGAAACGCCGACCAAAGGTATTGACGGGTCTGAAATTGAAGTAGGTGTAATAGAGTATTGGGAAAACGAAGTTGAAGGTTTAAAGAACGATCAAGACTCTTTAAATGAATATTATAGACAGTTTCCTCGCACAGAGAAACACGCATTTAGAGATGAAGCAAAAGAATCTTTATTTAACTTAGCAAAAATATACGAGCAAATAGATTACAATGAAGATTTAAAATACTCTGGTGTTTTAACTAGAGGTAGTTTTCAGTGGAGTAACGGTATAAAAGATTCTATAGTAACATTTACTCCTAACAATAGCGGTAGATTTTTATTATCATGGGTACCGCCTTTGCATTTGCAAAATAAAGTTATATTAAAAAACAACGTTAAATACCCAGGTAACGAGCACGTAGGTGCGTTTGGGTGTGATAGTTATGACATATCAGGCACTGTTGATGGTAAAGGTTCTAAAGGATCTTTACACGGGTTAACAAAGTTTAGCATGGAAGATGCTCCGCCTAATATGTTTTTTTTAGAATATATAGCAAGACCACAAACAGCTGAAATATTTTTTGAAGATGTTTTAATGGCATTAGTATTTTATGGTATGCCTATACTTGCAGAAAACAACAAGCCTCGGTTATTGTATTATTTAAAACGTAGAGGTTATAGACAGTTTTCAATGAACAGGCCTGATAAAGTTTATCACAAATTATCAACGTCTGAAAAAGAAATAGGTGGAATACCTAACTCAAGCGAAGATATTAAACAAGCTCACGCTGCCGCTATAGAATATTATATAGAAAACCATGTAGGTATTATAAATGATTCATACGGTAACATGTACTTTCAAGAAACATTAGAAGATTGGGCTACATTTAATATAAACAGTAGAACTAAACATGATGCTTCAATTAGCTCTGGTTTAGCAATAATGGCTTGCAACAGAAATAAATATAGACCTGTTGCTGAAAAACAAATAAACGTAGTGCCTCTTGGTTTTAAAAGATATAATAACCAAGGAATTAATTCAAAAATAATAACATAAATAAATGGTTTATACTAACTACAATAGTTCATTTCCAGATCAGGTGGTACCTGAAGAGGTTAAGAGTTCTTATGACTATGGACTACAAGTCGGTAACGCTGTTGAAAATGAATGGTTTAGAAGTAATAGAGGTGGACTAGAGAGGTTTACAGCTAACTTTCAAAATTTTAACAGATTAAAATTATACGCCAGAGGTGAGCAGTCTATACAAAAATACAAAGATGAGTTAGCTATAAACGGTGATTTGTCTTATTTAAATCTTGACTGGAAACCAGTACCTATACTATCTAAGTTTGTAGACATTGTGGTTAACGGTATGACTGAAAAAGGTTATGAGTTAAAATCCTTTGCGCAAGATCCATACTCTATAAAGCAAAGAACAGACTTTGCTATGGCAGCTGTTAGAGACATGGAAAACAAAAACACTATTGAAACTCTTAACGCTGCGCTTGGTAAAAACTTTTATGCTAGCCCAGATCCTGCTAATCTACCTAAAGATCAAAATGAACTAGATCTTTATATGCAATTAAATTATAAGCAAAGTGTAGAAATAGCAGAAGAAGAGTTAATATCTAATGTATTAGATTACAATAAATATGATGAAGTTAAAAAGCGGGTTGCTTACGATCTTACCGTGTTAGGTATAGGTGCTGTAAAAACTAGCTTTAATTTATCTGAAGGTATTACTGTTGATCACGTTGATCCAGCTTCTCTTGTTTATTCTTATACAGAAGATCCTAACTTTGAAGACATATATTATGTCGGTGAAGTAAAAAGCATGAGTTTGTCTGAGGTAAAACGTTTGTTTCCTTATTTAGATGACGCGCAGCTAGAAGAAATACAGCAATATCCAGGTAGTAGTAATTATACAACAAACTGGTGGGGACAAGATCAAAGAGATCAAGTTCAAATATTATTTTTTGAATACAAAACATATCACGATCAAGTATTTAAAATAAAAAAGACTGATCAAGGTTTAGAAAAAGTATTAGAAAAACCTGACACATTTAATCCACCACCAAACGATAACTTTGAAAGAGTTTCAAGAAGTATAGAAGTTTTATATACAGGAGCTAAAGTTCTAGGTATGAACTCAATGCTTGACTGGAGGTTATCTGAAAACATGTCAAGGCCTTATGGTGATGTTACTAAGGTTAATATGAATTATGCCATATCAGCGCCTCGTATGTATAAAGGTCGTATAGATTCGTTAGTAAATCGTATTACCGGTTTTGCTGATATGATCCAAATTACACATTTAAAACTACAACAAGTATTATCACGTATGGTACCAGATGGTGTGTATGTTGATGTTGATGGTTTATCTGAGGTTGATTTAGGTAATGGAACTACTTATAACCCTCAAGAGGCGTTAAATATGTATTTTCAAACTGGTAGTATTGTAGGTAGATCCATGACTCAAGATGGTGATCCCAATAGAGGTCAAGTGCCAATACAAGAGTTGCAGACTTCTAACGGTATGGCTAAAATACAATCATTGATACAAACATATCAATATTATTTACAAATGATACGCGACGTGACGGGGTTAAACGAAGCTCGCGATGGTAGCCAACCTAGTAAAGACGCTTTAGTAGGTTTACAGAAACTCGCTGCCGCTAACTCTAACACAGCTACAAAGCACGTGTTGCAGTCATTAATGTACTTAACTGTTAGGGCTGCAGAGAATATAAGTTTGCGAGCTGCAGATGCATTAAATTTCCCATTAACTAAAGAAGCTTTAATGGGTAGTATAAATCAATTTAATATAGCTACGCTAGAAGAAATAGATAAACTAAGTATACATGAGTTTGGTATATTTTTAGAGCTAGAACCTGACGAAGAAGAGCAGCAAAAGTTAGAGCAAAATATTCAAGTAGCGCTGCAGTCAGGGCAAATAGGTTTAGAGGATGCTATTGATATTAGAGAAATAAAAAATATTAAGTTAGCTAATCAATATCTTAAGTTTAGACAAAAAGTAAAAGCTGAAGAAGCGCAAGCTGCTCAGCAAGCAAACATACAAGCTCAAGCTCAAGCTAATGCAGCTGCAACAGAAAAAGCTGCTATGGCTGAAGTGCAAAAAGATCAAGCTATGGCTCAAACAAAAGTACAAATCGAGCAAGCTAAAACTGAGTTTGAAATAAAGAAAATGGAGCAAGAGGCTTTAATTAAAAAGCAACTTATGGCCCAAGAGTTTGAATATAATATGCAGCTGGCTCAAGCTAGAGCAGATATTGAGAAACAAAGAGAAAAAGAAATCGAAGATCGTAAAGACGAGCGTGCTAGAATAATCGGCACACAACAGT